AGCAGGATGTGGTTGGGCATGGCGTCCTCGTCGTACTCCGCCGCCTCCCAAACCGCCGTAATGGCGCTGTTGATGTCCGCCAGAATCTGCTCCTTGGTCTTGGCAGACCACGCGCCGCCGGAGACGGCAGTCTCGGTCACGTCGGGATTGTTGACCAGGCCGTAAGTACCATACTCCTCGATGCCGGTATACACGTTCTGGTCCATGTGCTTATCGTAGGCCATGCGCATTCCGTCCTGGAGCAGCTGGTCCAGGGACCGCCCGATGTAGCTGGCCTTCTGCATATCCACCCACATGACGCGCAGGGCGGAGGCGAAGGTGTGGGCCTTGTACAGTCCCTTGTCCACGTTGGCCTGGACGATGGGCAGGCCGTTGGAGCCCCCTGCCTGGACGGGACTTGCGCCGCTGCCGCCGGTGAGACCGTAGCCTACGGACTGAGCGGAGATGAAATCCACCCAGCCGCCGCCGGATTTTACCACGATGTCCCGGGGGTAGGTGACGCTGGTCAGGGGCTTACGGATGATGGGGTCCCGCTTCTCCAGCTCGCTGGTCAGAAACGCCATGCCGGATGCGATGCCCGCGGCGTCCATGGTCATGGCTCCGGCCGGCGCGGCTCCGCCGCCAGGGGCGCGGATGACACCCGCATCGAAGGTCCCCACGTTCTGAAATTTGTTCATTCCCGTTTCCTCCTTACGCCTTGTTCATGGTCAGGATGCGGAGCTCCGCGATGCCGTTGGCGTCCGCAGGCCCGGCCCACTGGCAGTTGGCCAGCTTCACCGTGTTGGCGGCGGTGGCGTCCGCCACAGCCTCGAAGCCGCCCACCACGCCCGCCGGTACAGACTCGCTGGCCGTCACCCGGACGTACACGTCCCCGCCCAGGGCAGGGGTGCCCGCATTGCACTTGACATTGACTGCGCCGCGCATGAACACGGGGACGGCCTCCGTTTCGGCGTAGGAGCCGGTATTCTGCTCCAGGTAGTTGAGCGCGCTCTTGACCTCCCGGGCGGCTACGCCCACAAACGCGGCGGCGGTGTCGCCCGCGCCCATGGGCACGGCGGCCCCGGCGGCGTTGTACTTGAGGGCCGCGCCGAACGCAATGGCCGCGCCGGCGGGGTGGGTATTGACGATCATATCCGGCTGGCGGGCGTAGCTGCCCGCATAGCCGTGGTTCATGGTCTTGCCGATGTTCTGAGGGTTCAGTCCGGTCATGGTTTAATCCTCCTTCTTCTTGTGGGGATTCCGGGCGGCATAGGCCGCCTCCGCCTCCCGGCACCGGTCTTCAAAGGACATGGGTTTCGCCGCGTCCAGGGCTTTTTTGGCGTTCTGCTCCGCCGCCGCCTGGAGCTGGTCCATCACGCCCCCATCCAGACCGGCCAGCAGGGCGTCCACCACGCGGGAGCGGGCCTCCCGGTCTTGGATGGCCGCCACGGCGGGGCGCATCCGGCGCAGCAGTTCCGCGCTCGCAGCGTCGGCCTGAATCGTGACGCTGCCGCTGCCGTTCAGGCCGGCCAGCGCGGCGTCCAGGGCTTTCTCGTCCCGCAGGGCCTTTTCCTCCCGGTCATTCTTCTTCCCCAGTTCGGCCAGCATGGAAATCACCTTGTCCAGCTTGCTGCCCAGGTCGCCCCCCTTGGGGGCCTTCTCCACCATCTTGTCCTTCGCGCCGCAGGCGTCCTCCGTTGGCGTTTCTTCCGGTTCCTTGTCCGTCTTCTTTTCGGCCTCCGGCTCTGCGTCCCCGGTGTCCCAGTCGGCGTCCAGAGCCATAGCGGCTGTGGCGGCCAGCTTCTTTACCTGCGCCTCGTCCTCCGCCTCCTTGGCCGCCATGCCGAAGGCGCTCAAAATTGCTTCCGAAAGTTTTCCCATCGGTGTCCTGCCTTTCCCCGCCGTTTCGGCGGAATCCTGTATCGCCACCTCGTGTCCGGCCCGCCCCCTCGGCACAACCGCCACGTGATTGCCTCTGATATGCTTCTGCCGGAATCCGCCGCCCTCCGGGACGTACTCGCACTGATACCCGCAGGAGACTTCCCGCACGACTTTGTTTTCCACGTCCGAGATAAGCGCGGCGTCCTTAATCAGCAGATCGGCCACCAGCTTGTCCCCGTCCCGGCGGACCTTCTGGACATGCCCTTTGGAATAATTGGCGTGGTTCTCCGGCCCCACCTGCTCCGGCGGGTGGCCCGCCGTCACGTCCTTCCCCTCAAAGCTGGCCATCGCCGCCGCCTCAAAGACATCCTCCGGGCGCCGCTGCACGGTCACGGCCCGCTCCGGGTCCCCGTCAAGGCCCAGCTCTCCCGCCGCGTAAACCTGCGTCCCCGTCCGGGCAATGGGCACGTCCCGGCAGATGAGATAGCCCTCCGGCGTCTTGTCCATGTGGGGACTCAGCCGGGTTCCGTAATATGCAAGCAAACTACATCACCTCGCAAAAACAATACAAAAACGGGGCCAACCGCCGAGAATTTCTCAGCAGTTGACCCCGTTCGGTCCTTCCCGCCCGCCGTTCCGGGCGTGGGTACACTATTGATTTGTGCCGGATTCTGTGGTATTCTGTCAGCGGCGCTGCCAGTATGCGGTAGGCGGTTGGCCCCTCCGTCCCGGAGGGGACTTCTTGCCCCCTCCGGTGAAAGGAGGGGGATGCCATGAGTACATCCGAAGTGTTACAGCTTTGTTTGGTCATCATCGGCATTTGCGGCCTGTTTCTTCAGGCGTACAAAATGAAGTAACCGCCCCTGTCCCCACAGTTTAGCGGTTACTTCTATCGCATAACGAGGGGTCAACCGTCTGCCGGCAGCGCCCTTTCCATGCTCAGTATAACCGCCCTGTTCTGTTTTGTCAAGGCTTGAGTGTCTGCCGGACCACCGTGCGGACCGTAACTGTCCCGTCCCTGTTCAGCGTCAGCTCCACCCGCAGCCCCTTTTTCAGCGCCGCCTCAATGGCGCGGATGACTGGTTCAGTCATGGGTAATCACCTGTCTTTGGTCAGTGCGGTGATAATATCCTCGCACATATCTCCGATTTCGTTTGTCTCTTCATAGTCAGGGCCGGGCTTCCAACCTCGTTCCATCAGGCAGTCATAAACAGGCCCTTCAACAATTTCTTCCATCTCTTTTCGGGTGTAATCCTTATCCTCAACGCCCAGAGATTTCAAAAACTCCATCTGTTCGTTTGTAACCGGAAGCCTCATTTTTTCCACCCCGTCACGATATTTCCTGTTTCCGGATTGATTGTCACCGAAGCCCGCGCACCTGTGAACTGCTGGCTTGGCCGTCCTTGGCTGTCCGTTTTAACTATACCAACTTTAACAGGATTTTGCAAGGCATCTATCGCAGCGTCTGCCGTGAATCCTCTGGAAATCGCCCGGTCAACCAAATGGCCCGAGATCCCAGTGATACTAATTCCGGTCGAGGTCTGCTGGCCAATCAATGCCTGGAAGCTCAACCGCTTGCTCTCTTGCCGGTACTCCTCCATCCATTTCTGGTACTTCTCATCCCCCGCCCGCTTGTGCCGCAGGAAGGTCTGGAAGGACCGGGGGCACTTGTCGCCCAGGGTGACGCGGTACCGCTCCCACTGCCGGTAGTCGTTCAGCCACCGCCGCCGGGCCTGCTCCTTGCGGCGGTAGGCCTCGATCTGCTTTTGGGTCCGGGGGTCCCGGTCGAAGGGGTTTTTCTCCGGGCTGGAGAAATCCTTGATTGCCTGGATCTCTTCCGGCGTGCGCCCTGCGGCGGTCCACGGAAGCAGCACATGCAGGCAGTTGGGATGAATGTTGAGCCAGGTGTTGGCCAGCGTGTCCGGCCCGCTGGCGTCCACCTTGCCGAAGGCCGCCGCCAGGGGCGGGAAGTCCGGGTCCGTGCCGCTTTTGGAGTACACCCGGCCCTCGTAGGGGGCGCAGAGCGGACAGCTCGTGGCGTGGCTGCTGATTTGGTACAGGTCCTGATTCGGGTCCGCCGTCAGCACGGCCAGGTTCGCCGCCTGCCGGGACGTGGTGCGCAGGACCATGGCCCCGTAGGCATGCAGGCTCCAGCGCCGCCCAGCTTTATCCACAAAGCACGTCACACCGTCCCGGCGCAGGGCCTCCACAAAGCCCGGGAGTATCCTGTGTGCCCCGGCCCCCTGGGCCTCCATCCAGGCCGTCCACTCCAGCCCCACGCGCCGGAGCGGGTCCGCCTCCGGCCGCCCGAGCAGAGCGCCCTCCAGCCCCGCCAGGGCCGTCGCGTTGGCCTCCGTGATTTCCCCCATCAGGTTCGTGACGAGCAGGCCTATCACGGCGTGCTGCTCAGCCGTCAGAGCGGCGGCGCTGGCGTACCCGGCGGCGTGCTTCTCCACGGCCTCCGGAATGCGCCGCGCATCCAGGTGATGTGTATAAAACTCCCGCTCTATCATTTGGGGGACGTATTTCCAGGCTTCATTTTCCAGGCTGTGCAGCGTCCGCTGTATCCGGTCCAGCGCGGCCTGGGCGTGGTAGTCCACGTTCCCCATGGCGCGCAGCCGCCCGATTTCGTTGATAATGTCCGTCTCCGCCTGGAGGTACAGGGCGAGCAGCTTTTCCTGTTCCGCCTTGGCGGACGCCCGCATCAGGGACGGCATTTAGTCCTCCTCATCCTCAGCCAAAAGCTCCTCCTGGGTGACGCCGTGCAGGCCGGGTTTGATAAAATTCAGGAAATCCCAAAACGGAGC